CATCGGTGCTCCGCCGTCGATGGTGTCCTTGCCTGCCTGCACCGGGGAAGTGGCTCCTGGTTCTAGGCCGTCGATCTGCATGGATGCGTGCTTTGCACACTTTTTAGCATCTTCAATGTTTCCGTAGAATGAAATGGTAGTTCTCCTTCCGTTAGCAACCCAAAGTTACCTGGGTCGAAACATAGCGTCACTGTACTCTAGGGCACTGGTGACTGTCCACCACCTTTTCCGAAAATAGATTCCGCCGCTTTCCAACCCAACAATCCACCAGCGCCCATACCAGCACTTTTAACAAGTGCTGGCGCAATATTCTTTTTGAAAAATTTCCACATTTTCGCTTCTGGAACTTCAGACGCCCACTCGCTAGCCGCTCGCTGTGTTGCCGAACTGGCATTTGCCAAATCTCCGTAATGCTGATCGAACGCAGCGCTTTCCGGTACAGACTTACGAGTTGCTTCACTGATTCCCCGACGCAACTGCGTTGCAATATCCTTGAACGATTGTGCTTCTTCCGCTCCAGAGAAGTTTGCGAATTCATCCAATGCACGCTGTACGGTTCGTGCTTCCATCGGAGTGAACTGACTCAGCGGTTTAGTTGCCAGTCCAGCCTTTTCAAAAAGTAAATGTAATTTCTCTGCTGCTTTGTCCGCCAATTTAGGATCAGCAATTTCCTTAAATGTTTTGTTGATAGCACCTTGGATGTTTACCGTTTTCCCTTCTTGCGTAGCTTTTGTCAAAACTTCATCCAGTGCTTTACCCGCCGCATCCCTAGCAGCCATGATTGAAATGTTGCGCTCCAATGGATTCGCCTTGGCCAATTGCTTCGCATCAATCCCCGATTTCACCACACCACGCGCAGGATTGTTAGCAAACTCTGACAACGACGCGGGGACCTTCCCCGGTACAACTTCCTCTTTCGTAACTCCCAAAATTTTATTGATCTTCTGTAGGGATGTTTCGGCTTTTGCTGCCGCTTTACCCGCAGCAACTTCTCCCGCTGCCGCTCCAGCAATCCCCTCACCTCCGGTAAGTGAAAGCGCTGTCCCTGCCAAACCAGCAAATTCCTTTGTACCCTTGGTCACATCGCCAAGTCTTGATAGCACTGGATGCTCTGCGCGTCCCTCTTGCGTGTAGTGCTCAATCGGAGATGTCATGGAACCTATGGCTCCTGGAAGATTGAACGGGTCCATTGCTACGCTCTTAGCACTCGACTTCATCTTTTCCCATATAGAAGGCTGAGCACTGATGGATGTGGACGTATCAATAGGTTTCCCTTGTTTAGCGAAAAAATCCGGCGGAAGAGAGGTGGGCGCAGATTCCGCTTTCTGCTGTTTAGCAAAGAAGTCTGGTGGCAAAGATTGAGGAGTGTCGTTGGGCATATCGCTTTACTTTGGTTTTGATAATGTCCACGGATCGTTTGAACCTTTCTTCCTCTGGTAAGTTGCTCCGTTGTAGGTCTGCGTTTCCATCTCGCCGCCAGCAGTTTTTTTATCTCTTGTGTCCGGCAATAGGGATTGCGGACGCCGGGCGAATAGTGACTCGGTGGTGCGCTGCGCAGCCTTTATCTGCATCTTGGCTTCTTTTTGAGAACTGCTTCCAGGTCCAGGGATAAGATTGACCATCGCATTACGCATGGTGTCTGATCCCGCTCCCATGCCACCAACAGAGCGCAGCACCATGATATCTTCTTGCATTGCCTTCATGTCCGTTAGGTACTGCAACACTCCGTCTGGCGCATTCTGTTTTATTTTGTTCACCAAGAGAGTTTCCAATACTCCGGGATTGTCAGTCCGTAATGCCATCTTTATTGTAGCTTGCGTCTCGGTATCCAATCCGTTTGGCAGTTTATCCAGCGAATCGCCAAGCGCCTTAAAATTTGTTGTTAGGCTTTCGTGAACTGAATCACGAGCAGATACCTTCTCCTGCTCAGACGCTCCAGTGTAGCGTCCCGGCTCCTTGGCCATATCCATAGCGCTGACTTGTCGTACTTCTCCGGTCTGGGTATCAGTAACGTCGTGGAATGTATACACAGCACGGGCACGAGCATAGGACTCTCCGCGAATTGCCATCAATTGATCTTTCTGCTTTTGAGAAAGTCCTTGGGCATCCATGCCTAGTTTAACGGCATTAGTATCTTCCTTCGTGTACCCTTCCTGTCCTGGAGCTATCCATTGTCCTCCGCGTTTAACACGCCCAGTTGGGATTCCTTGCACTAGTTCCAACTTCCCATCATCTACATACTTCTTCTCCCCAGGTCTAGCTTTTTCTCCGGTCGCGCTTTTTACTTCTATGTACGGTTTCGTTGGGTCTGTTGTGTCTGTGGCGACGATAATTTGCTTTGGTGAACCATCTGGGTTTGTGGCTCCCGAAGGATCAGCAATAGTCTTAATATCGTACTTTTCTGGTGCTGCTCTCATGTCCTTCTGCGCCAGCGCTAAATCCTTTACGGTCATGGCCATCTTCTCGGCATCTGCTGGTGAAAAAGCTCCTTGCGTTGTTGGTGCTTTGGACTGAATCTCCGCTGACATCTGTTTCTTCTGTTCGTCGCTCAGTTGTGGCTGTGTCGCTTTGCCAATGAGGTGCTGCATCATCGACTTTAGACCTTGCGCAGCTTGAGCCTTCTTCCCTTCTTGCTGCGCTTTCTGCTCAGTCTGCGCAATTGTTTTCTTTAGCGCTTCACCGTACACGGTCGTCTTTTCTGGGTTGAGCCAATCCTGATTCAGCGCCTTGGCCATGTTCTTCAGTTTCTTCGGATCACCAAGCGTGACATCCACTTTCTTCTGTGCTGCCGCTGCCGCTTGCTGGTCGCCGGATTGCTGCGCTGCGTACAGTTCGTTTAGTGAGGATTGGAGGTACTGCCAGTCTCCCTCAGCCTTTAGGAGTTGGTCACCCTTCTGCTTGGCAACGGCATTCCTTATGTTTGTGCCGATCGAGGCCATTGCTCGCTGACCGCCCCAAGCGCTAGGCCATGCCGTACCCATGCCTATCATCTGGGCTGCGCGAGGGTCCTGCTGACCTGGGACTTGAGCAGGAACGCCCGTAGGTTGCACTTGCCTGCGCTGCGCAGCCTGTAGGAGCGTCGAAAGAATTTGCTGCGTCCTGGCAGTCAGCGGGTCCGTTCCCTGCCCTGGCGGGCTTCCCTGGCCCTGCGTTGGCCCTGGTACAAAGGGAGGGGTAGTCCCTGGCGTCTGTCCCGGTATTACTGTGTCGCCGTTTGACATTAGAGTGCCGCCACTATATCAAGAATACTACCCAGAGTACCGCCAACTCCTCCCGCTGAAGCTGCCCCTGCCGCTGGTGCGGCGATATTAGAAATCGGACTTAGGATGTTTTCTAATGTACTCGGTTGAGCGGCAATTCTCTTTTGGCTTGTCCCCGCCGCGCCCATAAGAACGTCAATGTAATCGGTTATGGACTTCTCGTAAAGTTGCGCTGCTATCTGTCCTTCGTTCAAGTTTACTTGAGACAGGTAATCGCCAAGTCCGATTTGCGCTCCGCTGCCAAAGCGGTTGCCGCTTGTGCTGAATTGCTGCATCAAAGATTCCGTACCGCGCTCAACTCCCGGCTGTAGCGAAGCAAGCATATTCGACACCGCCTGCTGATTGAATCCTGCTCCCCCCATCAGGAAATTCATAATGGACGAACCAGTACCAGCACCGAATGTCTTGCTCAATTCCGCAAGCATTTGCTGTAGTTCCTTCGTGGACATGCCAGACATGCTTCCCACGCCACTGCCGGCCATTCCCGCCCCGCCCTGTGAAGGCACCTTAGTCGTGCCACCTGGAACCAAACCCATGCCTAAGTTGGAAGAGTATCCGCCTTGGTTCGCTCCGAATGTTGGCACTACGCTTGTTGGGTCAAACGGATTCGTCGCCCCGGCACCAGGAGGCAGGTTCATTGGCGGAAGCATGGGATTTTGTCCGCTGCTTGAACCTGTCGCCGCTCCTGCCCCGTAGCTAGGGTCAAAGAGATTTGACCCTGAAGGGTTACGGCCACTCAGAAGCGAATTAATCGAAGCAGGACTGCTCATTGTGCCCTCAACAATCCGCACGCTCTTGCTCTCGAAATGGCGCTATTGAGATTAGCTCTTGACCTGCAACACTTGATGCAACGCCGTTTTCCATATTTATTAAGCTCAATTGTATACAGATTGTCCCTAGTTAACTCATGCCCTCGCAAGCAGTGCGTTTGACGGGATTGTGCCACGGTTTGATTATTTCCACGCATTGTATTTTCTTTGCTAGTAACCGCTTCTAAATGCTTGGGATTTACACAAAGTTTATTACGGCACAGATGGTCAAGTTCTAATCCTTCTGGGACTGGACCGACAAACAATTCATAAGATACACGGTAGGCTTTCGCAACGCGCCTGTCGATTCCCCTTGTGCCCATCATCATGCATCCATATCCGTGACCATCTTGTGCGGCAGTCCACAGCCAGCACACATCATCACCAAGTTTGTTAACATGCTTCAAAAATCTTTCAGCAGTAGGGAGGGAAGGATTTCTAAAAAATCCCGAACACCTAAAAGAACAACATCCCTGTCTTCGTTTTTTTGACGAAAACTCACGCTTACAAAATAGGCACGTATGTTGATATATTACTGCCGTACCTTTGACACCTCTCGGCATAGGTTAGTACCTTTGCGCTCCAATCATTACATGCACTGGACTCAATCTGTGGTCGCGCTCTGGTTGAAAAATTCTTGCGCTAATCAAGCCTGGCCTTCCGTTTTCTCCCCCACTCTCCTGGTATTTCGGATCACCATATAAAATATTGTGCAAAAACGTCGCTTGGTCATTCCATCGAAATGCAATCGCGCCGCGCTCAGCGGCAGCATACGATAATATGTCCCACCAATCTTGCGGAAGACGTACCGGAGTTGACGGTAAATTTTCATTGAATGGATGTCTTATTTGGTAAGGGACATATACGTTATATGGTTGTCCAGGCTGAGAGCCAAACCAAAACATGTTTCCGTAGCGGGTGAAACGAAAGGGGACCCCTCCCGGAATAAACAGTAACGATTGAATAGCCTTTGGTGATAAGTAACTCATTGGATAAGCTACAACATTGGTGGTAGTCGCAACAATTCCAACGGACGTAGCTTGCGAACTGTTTAAAAAAATAATTGGATCGTCCATCAGCGTCATGTCATCACCAGGATTCAGAAACATCGACACGGGGTACATGTAATTGCTTCCCTGCCAGCCGAGACCGGGGCCGATTTTTACCATTGGTCCGTTGGTGCGCAACTCTTCAAACGGATAACTGGCAGTCAGTTCTCGCAGCGTGTCGCGTATCCACGCGGACGGGCGCATGTCTGGATTGGTCTGTGTTTCGTTTACATCAGAGCGGTTTTGTAGCGCTGCCTTGACCTTGTTAACAAAGTCGTTGATCGTCGCCGGAAATGTCGCTGGTGCTGGATTCATGCTGCCGCCAATACCATTGCTGGAACTGTCCCGCCGATTCCTGTCAAAAGCAAACTGCTTACTCCCGGTCCTGCCTTATTCGGGTCGAAAACTGGAATGACAATGCCTCCAGGTCCAACTTGAACAATAGTCGCCGGATTCCCAACAGGCGTAAACTGTACGCTCAAATTCGCCGTCGTGCTTAGATTCAGCACGCAGATTGCGTACGAAGGATTAGCAGGAAGAGTTATCGCACTTCCAATATTGAGTGCCTGAAAGAATGGGTCAAAGAACACTGACATGGCATTCAGCGTGGGATTGCCAAATGGAAAATTGATGATGTACGGAGATGGCGACTGCAAATTATTCGTGACGTTCAGGACCCCCTGAAGCACGGCCAACATGTTTGGAGTCGCCACAAGTTACCTCACGCCACGATGATGTTATATTGCGCTGCGGCGGTTGTACACCTAAATGTACATGCCGTCTTTGTCCATGGAACGCTCCCGCGATAAATCAATCCTCCGTTTTGTGTATCTTGTCCCACAATAGTAATCGGTATTCGTCCAAGTGAGTGAGGCAGCGTGAAATCAGTATTGGCGGCAGGACTCGTCCCATGAAACTTGAATACGCTGAGGTTCATGTCCACATCTTTGTTGCTCATTGTCGCGCCGAACGACACGTTTCCGTTGAGCACCCGCGCTATTCGCTCACTCCACCGTCCAAGATTTCGAGGTTCCTTCTCGCCCTCGCGCCCACCGAGACATGATGGTTGCGCTCTCAACGTTCTACCTGCCCTTCCATCCGCACCTTGGTAATCGACATGGTTCCGGCATTTGCCGCACGCGATACGCTCAACTGTGGATTCTGCGCCGTGAATGCAATCTGATCGAACACCGTTGTGATAATCACACCGGAAGCAGCCGTGGTTCCCAGCGTCACGGGAATGGATTGGCTTATTACTTTCCCGCTGTCATTGTTTCCCGTGAGCGTTGCTGTGATCGGGCACACGCCGAAGTCCCGATGCGAGATGTACAATCGGTTGACGGTCGGTTGCCGTCCGCAAATCACATCCTCTTTTTTCCAACTGTAGAAACTGCTGCTATTTGGATCGTTGAAATTCGTGATGTCGAATTTATAAAGATTGGTTCCAACCAAACCTATGCTAAATGGCAGGAGTTCAAGGTATAGGCGATCTGCTGTTCCACCATTCGATGCTGGCATGTCCTTCCCTTAAACTGAATTCGGTGGGCAGTTGCAAACCCCCGCCGATATTGGCACATCCCACGGAGTCCAATTCTTTTCCTCAAAAGAGTACACCCAAATTCTGGTCAACGTTGCAAGGTGAATCACGATTTGATAGGTCAGATAGACATAACCCTTCGCAAAAATAGGAATGATGTTCGCTACCGGAATGCTTATCGCCGCCAAGAGATCAACAAAGATAGCGTCACGCGCCTTTCCACCGATAGTCTGCGCGTTCGTCACGCTGATAGTGTAGATGTTGTCTTCTGATATGAAGGCTCCCGTAGGTCCGTACTGCGCGATAGACCAAGGAAACACGCTGCCTATGCCACGGTCGGAAGCCCACATGTGATCGAATTCCCACGGAGTCACGGCGCTTCCGGTAGGCGTCATCTGGGTAATCCCGAATGTGCGGAACAAATATCCCGCAATCCCATTTGTCATTAATCCTGTGCCCTGGTCCGACACATCCAGGAATGAATTGAAACCCGCGCTAGTGTTCTGCGTTGGGTCCCATTGCTTCGGAAGTCCGTTGGCGCTCCACCAAAGAGTATTGGGAAAACTGTATACCGTTCCCGAGGCTTGATCCAACACAGACACATTCCACAAGAGCAGTTGGTTATTTAACTCACCAAGATACTGCCCACCGATAGCCAGCGGCCCCGTAACGACAGGTGCGCCGGGAAGTGAGCCGCCAACGGTAGGAGAATCCGTAAGAGAAATTCCCGCTATGGATTGCGAAGTGGACGTATCCGCATATGTTTGCGTGTAAATCGGATTTGCCGTCAACCCATCCCAGTACGCCAAAAAAGGTCTGGAAATTCCTTTGAACACGTTCACGTTCGTGTAGTACATCGAGTTGGCGAATACTCGGTGACTTACCGGAGTCGGACCCATGCTGCTTGGAGCACCAATCATTCCGGCCCACGGTGGAGGTCCTGCAAGTGGCGCGTACTGCCACACGGTCACACCCGCTCCCCACACAAGCGTGTGATACGTTCCGTTGATGTCCTGGAATGATCCTAGCCCTAAGATGTTGTTGGAAACATCATTAGGACCGGGGATAGCGATTACGAAGTTAGGGCGAGAGCGCAACTCCGAATTGCGGAGCATGATGTTATCTAGGCCGGGAGATGCTTTATCGGGGCATAGTGTTTCAGGCTCCATCGTATCAATCCCAAGATACGGGCCTTCATATTCCAAAACAAATGAGCCGTTAGAGGATATCTGAATCGCCATGATGGCTAGTTGATTGTAATCTGTAACGTGCCTGAAGGGAGAGCGTTAATCACAAGGCCATTCACAAAGAAAACTTTCCCGTAGGTGTACGGTCCAATCGTTCCAGCCGCTCCAGCCGTCACGTTCCATACTGTATTTCCGGTAACATCCGTTACGGTAAGCACGGCGGCAGCGGCGGGGCTGTCCCACAATAACTGCTCGCCTCGCCACATATCCCAGTATGCTACGGTGAAAATATTTCCAACCGCACCTACGTTTCCCAGTTGTCCCTGGTAGTCGCGGATAGGGACAAGTATGGTTGTAGTGGTTGGTACGCTGTCAATACGGTAACTATTATTCCAGGGGAACAATACTCCCTGCGGCACGCCCTGCACGCTGATCCGCTGGTTAGCAACCATCCCGTGGGGAGCAGTAGTTGTGATAAGTGCCGATGCTTGCCCGTTACGCACAATCGAAGTAATGGCCGCAGTCGTAGCTACATCAGCAGTAACGAATGTCCACGGGTTAGCCCAAATATTTGCCATTAGTAGACTCCCGAAGATGCGGGAAGAGTTTCCAGTTGCGTGCTTGGGTCAACTGGGTGTATTAATTTTTCGTCGGGTACAAGCTCCTGCCTGTCCCTCGATGCTTCCTTAGCCCATGCATATTCCAGTGATCCATTGATAGCGACATCTCTACAACGTTCCACGCAAACAAGCAAGCCGTTGTCCCACTCCATTTGCTCAATGGGCCACTTCTGCTGACAGCGCATACAAGTGAAATAGGAAACCTCCATGTATGAGCGCCAGATCATGCGTCACCTAATGTTTCTTTTTCCCCTTCTTCATTATTTTTTTTTTGGCCGAGGCGACCAACGACTTCCTCTGGAGTAGGCCGTCCCGGAGCAGGGGTTGGAGGAGGGGGCGGCGGCGGCGGAGGCTCAGGCTTAGGGGCTGGGGCAGGAGTGGGCTGTCCCTCCTGCTTGAGTTCATCATCTGCAACATGCAATTCTGTAGTGTCAATTCCGCTAAGGTTTCGGAAGTGGCCTTCAATCCACGCACGCGCCTCGTCTACTGTTGCGAAGTCTCCCGCTGTGCTGCAAGAGCAGGTTGCGGAAACTGGCTTAGTCTCAAATCTTCCCTTCTTGATTTCGGCGTAGTGAAGCATTGCACTCCTTAAATCATTGCGTACACATTGTACAGCAAGTGAAGCGTAAGCGTTCCGTTTCCGAGTGTGAGAACAGGGGTTGTTCCACCCAGTTTAACTTCCAACCCAAGGTTGACTGCGTTGGTAAGCGCTACGAGCGGACTGGTTGTTGAGAATACGCTTCCTGTAGTATTCACAGCCTGATCTACCAATCCAGTAGGGGAAATGGAAATCAAGTTAACGGCCTTACCAGTGTACTCAACCTGAATAACTGGCGTGGTTCCAGCAATAGTGTATGCCGTGCCGCCAAACGCATATTCTGCTGTCAGTCCGGTCGGGACATACAAGAATCCCCTCGGTGGCACAAGGTACGTCGGCAATCCAGATACTGTTGGAGGAGCAACGAGTTGCACGGCAGTTGTTTGCAATGCAAGAAGTTGTGCGGATGTAAGCGTAACGATTGCGGCGGAATCCGAAGCTATGCCCATCATAGCTTGACCATTCGGAACGGATGAAAACTGAAACTGCTCCCAGAACTGGTTCAATGTCTCAGGAGAAACTCCCAAAGATAGATTTTGAAATGGTAGTGCTGGCATTCGTTTCTCCTACTGTTTCCGTTTTCGCTGTTCATTTGCAACTTCTATCTCCGCAAGAACTTGCTCCACGTTACATCTATTCGCCCCCCATCTGTCGCTAGTATAGTATCGCTTCGGTTCTCCCATTTTCTTAAGGATTTCAATTCCCTGTTCGGGAGTTTCTCCTATTTCATGTGGGCATCGCCCAAAATACTGCTTAGCGCAGTTACAGTTGTAACAGAGAACGGCAAAATGATCCTTGTTCCATCCATGTTTCTTGGCAAACCATTTTTCCTTTTTGGACGCTCGCTTTCCGGGAGTTTTCCCCAGCCCGGTAATGTGCTGCAATGTCAAAAAGTCTGGATGCAATTCGCCGCAACACTGACATTTCCAGTCGAATGCAGCCAGCATCTCAAGCTTTATCCTGGCATTTTGCCTCACAGAAAAGCATGTGTAGCAGATGTTCTTCCTGCGAATGACACACTTCCCTGACTTTTGGATTTGGATATTAGTCGCATGTCCAAAAGCGGAAATTGGCTTTTCCTTGCCGCAATCGAGACATATTTTCGATTTAGGCTCATCTTGTAAGTTGTTGATTTTATGGGCCATAGCTGAAAAAACAACCTCTCCAGCTCGGTGCAACTACGCTGAATCTTTGAGTACTCAGGAACAAAAGAACCTGCGTCTTAAAATCATCATCCGTCTGCGCCATCAAATTTTCGCGTTCGAAAAAACTGAGCTGATGGCCCTCTTTATCGGCGATCAATCCCCAGCCGTTCGGAGTGGACAGGTAGTTCAGCTCAAGGCCCTGGAGGTTCTCCGCAATGACCCAGTTCAATTCGTTGTTGCTGCTTCCCGGTACGCCAGGGGAACCGAGCAATTCACGCACATTGCGGCGTTGTTGAACCGTGTGGATAAGCCACTTCGGTTTTACGTGGACGGGGATACCACGGTCATCCGGCTGCAAGGCAAGCATTGTAATGGCTTGCTGCAAGCTGGTCATGGTCAAGTCGGAATCGGGAGTGGGACGGTTGGGATATGTTCCCGCTGAGTTGATAATCGTGGAAATGTTCGGTGCAATCGTTGTTGCTGCGGGACCACCGATAAGCGGCTGCGCAGTGTTGAACAGTGTTGCGCCATTCGTTGTGGTGATCGTTGTTCCGCCAAGATTGAATAGTGATGCGCCTGCCGCTTCGCGAGAGAACATTCCAGATCGTGCGTGCGACTCAGGCATTCGGCGGAACAGACCGTACTTGTCATCAGCAACCAGTTGCCGCGTAACTTCCGAAATCATTCCGTACTGGAGATGCACGGTTTTCTTCGTGCCCCCGCTGATGATGCCATCCGCCAGTGGCCGCGTGCCTTCCGGCATGAGCGGCATAGGTGCCGTGCCAGACAGTTCCCAAATGATCTCGTAAGCATCCTCGCTCGTGAGTTCATTGAGGTAGTGCGTGTACTGAGGAGCGTGCTCTTTGAGATCAAGCCAGTGGCAGAAGATGTGTCTTAGCCCAGGAGCCAACGCTGGGGGGAAGAGGTTGCGCGACATTAGGTTAATAGGCATTTAAAGTATCTCCTTAGTAACTACTCCCCAGGTTTATGCGCCAAACGCATCAGCCGCGATTATCGTAAAAAGAACGTGACCGCCGATAGTGCCGACAGGCTCTAGCGGGTCTAGGCCGACGATCTGCGCTACCGCAGCCGCGCCAGTCTTGCTTGTGTCCACGTACCAGAAATTGTTGCCCGTGTCTTTGGTTAACCCGTACTGGATACCGACTTGCTGGTTTGTGGTTGCAATCGGTGCGCTGGCGGATGTTCCGATACGCCCACGGAAAACCACGGTGGGAGCAGCAACAGCAAAGTAATTGAAACCATCCGTCATCGGAACCATCGGCGGAGTAACGACTGCGAGCGGTTGAAACGAATCTCCTGGAGGCGCGTAACTGCCAACGTTGGAGCCTGCTCCAGTGATCGGGCCGAAACCAGACGGAGCACCAGCACCAGTAGTGGCTAAGTTCTGCGCTGGTTGAATGGCGAATCCGGCAATCAAATGGCCAGCGCCAACCGTGGCATCCCACGCTTGCACGCCGCCGTCCGTGCCGTTAATCATTACGGGAGTGCCGTAGAGGAACACTGAACCAGCTTCCTCGATGATGAACCTAACGGGAAAAGATACTGCTCCCCCAAGATCCTGTGTCGCTTCAATTGCATCAGCAAAGCTAGGCATCTCTAGTTCTCCTCTACTTTGGAACTTTCAATACTGACGTGTTGCTTTCGTTGCGGCGAGCCTGCAACTCTGCTATGTCGGTTTCACTGCCAAGATACGTACGCGTTCCGTTATTCAGCGCGGAAGTCATGGGGCTGCCTTCGCCTAAGGCTTGCGGATATGCCATCTGCAACGCGGCAATGTTCTGCCCTTTGCGGATACTCTTCCACATCTTCATCGGGCATTTCATCAGGCGACGGTCACCGGAGCGAAGTTCGTCCGAAAATCCTTCTTTGTTTTTTCCTCTGATGCAATCCTGGCTGAATAACCTCACATCCTTCGTTGTCGCATATTCCCATCCACCAGAACGCAATTCTTCCACGCGCTCATGCACGGGACTCTGGCCGTCCCGGTCTGGTCCTGCCCAGTGGTAGTGATACTCGGTGTTGATAAATTCCATTCTGCCGGACATCGGAGGGGCTGTTGCGTTTGCTTCGATGGTGGGATTTACGAGGTCCTTAAACTCTTCTGGCCAAGGGTTGTTTCCGAACTGCTCAACCAGATTATCCATCACCTTCTTCGGGATTGGGTTTCCGCCAGTTTCCATCAGACTATTCCATTCTTAATGCTCTCGGCTACCTTGGCCGGATCAAGTCCCAACTTGCGCAGTGTTTGCTCAGGAGTTTCAACTCTTCCGCTATTCGGCTCTTTCCAATCCATTTCACTGCTGAATGGAGCTTCTTCGCCGCTCTTGCGGGTCGTGGAATCTTCGATGAAAAAACGGTCGCCGCTCTGCCGAAAACCCTTCTGCTTTGCAACCCTGCCAACGTGCATATCGACTACGTTCTCGCAGTACTTCGGGTAATCAGCCTCCGCCTTGCGCTGCCAGTTCGTATTTTGGAAATCTTGCTTGATCGCTGGGATAAGTTCCGGCCAACGTCCCTGTAGTGCGGAGATGCACTCGCTCTCTGTCAGGCGAGCATTGGTAAGCACTGTGGAAATGAAAAGCGCTTGGCGTTCCTTGCGGTCTTTCTGTTCTTCGGTGAGTTCACTGCCGTCAGGATTTATGCGGGACGCTTCAGCGGTAACAGTCTTTGCGGCTTCCTCCTCCATCTTGTTCCACTTGTTCAGGAGGGTATCGACAGCTTCAAATTTTTTACCAAATTTTTCTTCAATTGTAGCACCCAGTTTTTCAATGAGTGCATCAGCTTCAGACTTTGACTGACTCTTATCGTCTGGCACTTGCTCCTCCGACTTCCTTGAAAACGGGTGCCAAGCCATCCGTACCAGTACCTCTGCAAACAGAGTTTAGACCTTGTGTACCAGTACTTGTCAAGGCCTTTTCCTGGCTAAGCAGGAAGCGTATCCACCATCCCTTCGATACGACCATTACGTTTTCATTGTCGCAAAGATGCAAATAAATTGGTGAGTGTTTCATCTGTGATCCGCCTTCCAGTCCGCTAAGTCTTTCGCAAATTCTAGTAAGTCTTCCCAGCCTGCAATTTTCCCGCGCAAGAAATTCTGTTCTGCCGCCTTCTCTACTGTCGCCGGAATCTCATGCACGACCAGGGATGACAGTTCCTCCACCTTGGCTTGGAGGTCCAAGATTAGATTGGTCCATCCCGCCTGGAGCAGCAGGAGGTCCGCCTGCTCCACGTTGCTGAAGCATTTGGACCACCTTTTGGATGTCAGGGGGTCCGCCACCACCGGGGGGTTGTGCTTGGGCATTCGGCTGCTCCTTCGGAAATTCTATGTCAGGGCAGAATTCCTGTGGATTGTCCGACAATTGAAAGTCCTTGATGATTTGCTGGAACATGCGCACTTTTCCAATGATGATGGAGCGCAACCACTTTTTGTAAACTGGATCACCGGAAGTTGGATTCTGGTACGCCTGGAGCAATGAACTGGTTTCTTTTACGAATGCTCCGTATGCCTGCGTCAAAATAATTTCGTTCTGCTTTGTCACCTCTTTGTTCATGGAAGCGTCGGCTGCGCGAATGGGAATCTTTATCCTGCGCTCAACGTAATCCTGCAACGCCTGCCGCTGAATGTCGGTATCACCCAATTTCATAAATCCGTAGAAGTCCGTTGTGACTGAGTACAATTGAATGCTGGCGTATCGGAATCCAGATGTACGGTGGGCATCACGAGAATTTCCGGCTTGCAGCACAGCCATCGTTCCCATCGAACCAAACTGCCCCTTCTTGTTTGTGCTGCCTGCTCCCATCCCTGCTATCGGCGGTCCTACACCTGCGCGTTCTTTCGCCTGCATAACCATTGCCTGCTTGTTTTGTAGCGAGAGTCCGGCCATTGCAGGGTTGGCCATCTCGTAGTGCATGAAGTTGTCTTTCTTCGCACGCATGAACATGCCGGGGAACAGCGTGAAGTTGCGGTCGATGTTGCGGTCCTGGCTGTCGATAGTGTTTAGTCCGAGAATCCCGTATGTAATCGCGTCGGTCAGTTGATTGCCAGATGTGCTCAACTCCTCCTGGTTGCTATCTAGCATCTCGGCAAATCCCTTGCCGTCTACGGTCAGTTTCGTTTCAATGATGGGAACTTGGTTTTCTGGAATGAAGTTGTAAACGCAATTTGCCATCGTTTTGGTTTTGTTGTGATACCAAGACATAAGCCGGAATTTGATATCTTTGTGATACCAGCTAAAATAGCATTCATGGATGTCCCACTCAGCAACGCTATCATCGTAAACTTCCGTCACTCCCCTGTTTTTGTTTTCACGCTTTTTGGTTTCTGGAGGACCGTGGCGGTCGGGCCTATCAATAAACTTCTCCACTTCCTCTTTAAGATAAAACCCTTTGTACACTCTCTCTTGAAGTTGTCGCTTTGAAAGCCTGCAAATACGGATGATCGGGTCGTTGTCCTCAAACACTGGAACATTCGGATTTACCAGAACATCCTCGTATTCCAAGTTGATTACCTTGGGGCCTTCGTAAAGCGTCTTTCCCTTTTCACTCCATCGGTCATCGGGCGTGCTATAGCCAGAATAGACCGCTTCGATTCTATGCTCAGGGACTACGCAGACACGCGACTTTCCCAATCCAGCCCCATCCACGAACCATTTGTTATGAATCGGGTAGAGATTCAACTGCTTAGGATCGACGGCATTGTCATCAATGAATTTGGCTAATGCCTTTTCTTTGTCAGAATTTTGTAGCGATTCTTCTTCGTTTTTTGATTCTGGGTAGCGAAAGTAGACAAGCGGAGCAGTCATCCATACAAGTTGCAGGACACGGGCGGCGAGATCATCAACGGTTTCTCCCACCAGCCCGTAGACAAGATTGGAGCAATTCGGGAATGGCCATGACTTGTTTTTTTCTTTGGGTTTACCGTCTACGATCTTACGCCAGCGGGGTACTTCATTTTCAAACAAGTTCTTGTTTTGCTTGGTGAGAGTTTCTATCTGTCGATGCAGCCACTTGTTTATCGCTTCTTTTACGCCAGCGGGGAAGGAGACAGTTCGCGGTTCAAACTTACGAGGAGCACGCTCCGATATGCTTGGTGCCGTCGCCATGCAGGCGAGTCTATATCAATAACCTGCGGCACCGCTACCGCGATTTTCAAACGCTTCTATCTGCTTCTTCATCCATTCGTCCGTAGTGCTGTCGTTGCTAACGTCCAGCGTTCCTGGCACGTATCCGAGTGTAGCAAGTGTATCCATCGAGCTAGCAGGGTAGTCTTCGTATTCGCGCAGGAACTTGGTCTGATTGTGCTGCGCCCACACTTGTTTTCCTTTGAAGATTGGCTCCAGCGCTTCGATGAGATTCTTTCTCCCGCCTTCGGAATCATCGTCGGATTCTAGTTCTTGGATGATGAGCGGATGCTTTTCCCTGCGGCTGCGCTGATCGAGATAGAAGTTTAGCAATTCCTTGCCGACCGCCGACATCCACAGAAAATCCTCCCCGCGCTTCCAGTGCTCCCAGCGCTTCGCTGTGCGGTACATCTCGTCAACTAAATCGGAGTACGTGGAATCTTCGGCCCACAGACTGAGCAGATAGATGCGCGTCGATTCTGAATCGTATCCAACGACCCAGATGCAGTGCGAGAAACTTTTGTCTCGCTTCGCGTGGTTCACGCTAACAACCATACGCATCGTTAGAGTTCCCGGCTGGAAGTCCTCAAGCACTTCTCCGTCTTTTACTTCGTGTTCCAGGAGTAAGATATTTTGTAGGTTGTCCAGGGGTAAATCAGGTCTTGATTGCTTAAATCGGAAATAGTTGAGGTACGCCAAATGAAGTCGTTGTTCTTCAGGAAGAGTTCGAAGATTGAGGTAGAAGTGGGAGTAATCGTATTTACCAAGACGTTCACGCTCTCTAGCAAGCAATTCCATTGTCCATTCACTAGGTAAGATTGGTTTTCCTTCGGGGTGTCCATCGCAACATCCTCCTTCTGCGCTGTGCGTTTCAAAAGAAAACTCCGGTTGGTTCTTCTTAATCCATGCGTTCAGGTCGGCATGGCCCCAAGCATTTCCGATTACAAGCTGCCGCCGCGCTTTCTTAACGACCGGATCGAAGCGAGTCCCTACTTGCTGGTGCCAGCGTATCAATCCCTCAACCACTCGGCCATCGCCGCGCAGCAAGGAGTCTTGCGCTTCCTTCCCGAAGTTGTCGTCTTGGATAATTCCTTTAAGGTGTAACCCTTGTAGGGCTTGGCCAACGCCTCGGTACTCGAAAGTTCCCGTTGTTGGATCACCTCCCGGAAGGCGTCTCTGATACTTGTGAGAATTGTTCCAAGTTGTTCCTCGCTCTGGGATAATTTCTTTGAAGACTTCCCTGAAGAGGTCGTTGTTTTGGTACGTTTCATCGACTGCCTTTCCGATTGCTGCCGCTTGGTCAGCAATCTCATGCGTGACGAGCGTTCGCATGTTCTGATCGTGCATCGCCTTCATGTAGCGAATCCACTCTTTGCTATATCCCTCGTAGCGCATGCGCCTTTCATCTTCTTCGGTGAAGGGGAGCGCCCACCAGATCGACAGACCAATTCCCATAGTTGTTTTGAAATGCGACATGGGAACCTGCATAACGAGAAACAAATGCTCCGACTCAAGGCTGGTGCAGAGCTGTTTGTGCAGCGTCGTTAGGCGATTCTTTCCCAGCGTGTGTTTCGTAAACCAGTAGAGCGAGCCGAGCGAGTTCATCCTGACGGCATCGACGTACCCTTTTGGGTCATCTGCTTTATCTGGAAGCGGGAGTACGCGCCATTTTGAGGACGATGGAGACATACCGTTTTTACGGTCGCTTGGCACGGCGTTTTAATATGTCTCCATCACTACATGTCCCTTTGAGCCAAACTCATCACGCTACAGTATGCAGCGCAATGCTCTTCTTCACTGCTCGCTGTTCCAGTGTTCCGTACATGCGAGCTAAAATTTCTTCATCGCGCAAAATCAAAATGAATCTGTTTACCTGCTGCCCGTCTTCCGTCATTCCGCCGATGTCGTAGCCGTGGCCAGCGGATGATGGGTAAATTACTTTGTCTCCGAGTTTGAAATGCTGGACGTTCTCGCCAACGCTCACAATGGTTCCGGTCGTGGGGCGGGTTTGCGAAACATCCGCAAAGACAATCAACGCTCCCTTGCCTTTGCATTCAGGGCAAACGACGATTCCTGACCCTTCACACATGGAGCACTTACCATCTTTTACGATCACAGACTTGCCGGTCCCGCCGCAATTGAAGCAGGGGATGTAGGAGCACTCATTGCGGATGTCTTTTCCTTCGCACCTACTGCATTCATACCCGCTCCGATGTTCGTCTTGCAGCACGATCACGCGGTTGAAGAATGCTTCAAACCCTGCTTGTCCTACGTAGATGATGTTGTCGTTTTC